AGCGTTGGCGAATTGCCACGCAGTAGTCACAGTTGCGTCAACCTGTACTTGTACGTCGGTTGACTTTAGATATGGAAATGTAAAAGAGTAATTGGTGGTGGACCCATTACCCGTATACGAATTTTCTGTAACAGCCATTATTGTTAGTTGTTATTGTATTTTAATAGGTTTTCTGCTTGTATACGTTCAGCTTCTTTGACATTGCCTTCTTTCATGGCTTTGTCAGTGTATTGCTGATCTATAATATACTTGTCGCCTATACGACTTAGTTGTTCTGCAATCCTCTGTTCGTTCTTCATAACTTTATTTATTGCTTTGTAAAAAGGTAGTAACCTTAATTTAAGCAATATCTTCTCGTTATTCATACGAGGATTCTGTTTCATGTAATATTGGAAATCTTCTATTTGTTTAGCATACTCCGGATTAACCATGATTTCTGCTATCTGTCTCCAAGGCTGACGTTCAGCCATGCGTGTTAGTATAACTTCACGTTCTGCTGCTGAGTATTTATAAGCCCCAGTAGAGTCCATATTAAGTTTACCAATACCACCATAGTTTGCACTCTCTCTTAACCAGTTCATAGTCTCGTTAAAGGTTACAACTTTACCAGTGCTGGTTGTATACTTCATGTCATTACCACCGGCAGCTGTAGAGACATATGTAGGATCTATTGCAGCTCTAAGTTTTGCCCAAGGATTGTTAGGATCAGGTCCAGTTCTACCCATGTTAGGTCCACCAAATGGGTTGACTCTATCAGGTAACATATTACGTAGACCGGGAGTCTTGTTCATAATATACTGATACATCTCTCCTTCAATATCCTTCTGCGATCCATCAATCGCTTCAGATAAAATACCTAGCGCACTACTTGCTGGAATAAATGTACGAGCAATCTGTGCAGTCAGTCTGTTGAATCCACTTAGGTCGCCGTTTAAGATAGCTATAAGCGGTTCTAAGCTGGCTAAAGGCGTCTCGTTATTAAATGCAGCAGTCAAAGACCACATGAGCTTAGAGCCTAAATTCTCTATCATTGGCTCATTAAGATCACTAGCATAATATGCCATATCACCTAAGATAGATAACACTTGTTCTACACCCGGTATACCTTCGTAGCTTCTCCATGTACCACCAATGTTGATAGTCTTAGGTACATATCCAAACTGATCTCTTTCTTTCATACGAGTTGATGCGTTGTAGCTACCATTACCACGTATGTTTCCAGACATAGCGTATGTCCATAGGCTGCTAAATAGCATACCACTAAACATTAAACGTCCGGTATAATCAGCTCTTAGCTGTTCAAATATAACTCTAGCATTAGGAGTATTCTTCATGTTGATACCATGCTCCAATAATGCAGCTGCTATATCGTCATCAGTCTTAGCATATATAGTTTTAGCATACCTGTTCATACCCGGTATAGCTGAGAAAGGAGTCCATGATGCAGCATTCTTAACCCAGTTATTTTGAGTACGTGGAAACATGAGCAAGTATCTACTTATAGGATAAGCAGTTACAGCTTGGTTTAACCATCTAGATACACCATCATCAAGGTTAAGTTGTACTTCTCCAGCAATAGCTTTTAGAACAGGGTCTTTTGCCATACCATTGACATCGAACATTTCTTTAGCTAATCTAGCTTCAGCTTCTTTGAGTTTTGATAGAGCTAAATCATCAGAGACTGCACCAAATTCATACAATACTTCATCATATGCTTTCATACGTGTTACATAGGTAGCAAGCATACTATTAGCGTAAGCATCAGGAGTAACAAGTCCTGTCATACCCCAGCGTAGTGCTGGTATCTGTCCTATATCATTAAGACCAAACGCAAGATCTAACTGTTTTAACATACCATAGTTACCATCAGCTTCATACACTTTATACATATCTTTCAATATTTCCTGTGTCTGATTACGCTTGACTACAAAGTCTTTACGTGCAGCTCGTACTAATGCTTCTGGATCTTTATGTACCTTCTTCATCATCTTGAAGGCATAGTTAAGTGATCTTCTGTTAGTCTCAAAAATAGCACTATGAAAATAAATAGTTCTACGTAGACCATCAATATTTCTGTCAAACAAGGAGTAAGGTATGTGACCTAACATACTTGTAAGAGGTTTTATAGTGATCTGATATAAGTTACCAATAGCAGCATTGAGAGGTGCTTTACCTGACAATGTGTTATTCATATGATAGTTCCATAATCCTTTTGCAAAAAAATTCATCTCTTTAGGATTAGGACTTCTAATAGCACCCCAAGGTGTAACCTGATCTTCTGTCCATTTGTACAGTTTAGCAAGAGTATCTACGTCTCCATCACTTGCTCTAAATGCAGCAACTAATGGTTTCATAGCTTCTGGATTCTGTTTTTTTAATGCTTTTAAAGTCTTAGTAAAGTTCTTGTTTTTAAGATGTACAGCATTTTCAGCATCTGTAAACTCTTGTGTTAATCTTCCTATAACATCATCAAATTCACCGGGAGGTACTTCATTAAACCAGTTTTTGTTACGTAACTGCCAACCAGATATATACTTGTTAAGAGCATACTCATCCATTAAGAATTGTAGTTTGCTAAGTATTAGATCCATGACTCTGCTTTCATCAGAAAAAGGAGCAATCTCCACAACTGAATCTGCAAGTGATGTAATCTCTCTGCCTAGTGTATCCATAACTCTAGCTGATGCTGCTGTCACGTCATATCCTAAGAATCTATCTGTTAGGTATTTGATTGCAAATGCAGCTCCTCTAGCCTGTTCTTCGTTTAATGTTTCAACTTTAAATCTACCAAGTAATAAATTCTTAACGTCTCTATCTTGTAAAAATAAAGCTTGTACATCATCTAGACTTTCAGCAGTTATAATATCTTTGTAAATACCAAACGCTGCTGCGTTCATTTGTTCATTAGTATATCTAAATCCATCAACGATTGCATCAAATCTACCAGACATTCTAGCAGCTTCTCCTACACCCATAACAGCACCACGTGACGTAGGTCCTACCATCAGACCTTTATTTAACATAGCTTCTGTAATAATAGGAGCAGGGTCACCTACAGAGTTACCTAATTTTATAGCTGTTGTATCTGCCATGTTACGTGCTACGTTACCGGGAGGTGGTACTTGTCTAGCAGTTGCACTTGTATCAAACAGGTCAGGTACTAGGTCAGGATCTATACCTAAGTCTAGTTCTAGCTGATCTGGGTTATTGATCTTACGTGTTAGAACTTGATCTGCTTCGTCAGCAGCTCGTAAATCTCCTCTACGTATAGCATCATCCATGTTAGCTATCATACCAACCTCATCTTCAAGTGAGATAAGTTCGTTAATTAAGATATTTTCATTCTGTTTACTTAACTTTTTAGTAGTTAATACTTCATTAATTTCTTGTATTCTAATAAGTAAATCTTCGTCAGCACCTTTAAACAATGACTCTTGCTTGTACTTTATAGCATTATCATCTTTAGGAATAAACCATTCCATCTGTTTAGGCTTAACCTGATTAGTTACCTGTGCTCGTTTTAAATCAATCACAGAACCTACAAGGTGTGACATCCAAGATAATGCACCAGCTTCTAGCTTGTTCTTTTCTTTACGTACAGAGGGACTGTCAGAGTCTAATGTAACGTAAGCTTCTGGTAAAGGTATACTTCCGCCGGGTCCAAATGTATTAGGAAACATCTGTACCATCACACCACCTAAGTTGTGATCTTCACTTGTATCACTAATATGTGAAATAACTTGTGATTCTGCCCACCATGCACCACCTTTAATTAGATTTCTCATAAGAGCTGGCATACTTTGTAGGCCCATTTTACCCATCAGGGCGTTGGTTTTACCACCACTAATAATAGAGGGTATAACAATCGAGAATACTTCACGCATCTTCTGGTGTATAGGACTGTCAAGCTTAGTAGCTAAGTCCCACTTGTCATCTAGTGCATCACCTTGCTTACCTAATAGACCTACAGCATCCATACCAAAGTCCATCAGACCTAGACCGGGTGTAGCTAGTCCTTGAAATATATGGTCAAACTGTTCACCAAAACCTTTGAGGTTAGCTTCATATCCATATATACTTTTTTTAGGTTGTTGATCTTCCGCAGCAGTATAGTCCTCAAAACTCATACCATGATATTTCTGATACCAGTTGTCCCTTAATTTACCACGTTCATCCTTTTTATCTTCAGCAACAAATCCCATGTTTAAACCATGATTCCACCAAGTATTATACTCTTCGAGCATTTTATCTTGTGCTGGTTGTTTTGTTAAATCAACTGAG